GCAAAAGAATAAATGCTGTCGGGGTTTGATTTAAGTTCGATCATGTCGATTTTCTCCATAGTTTAAGGTTAAGGGCTTGCCCGCCCTGATGCGATAATATGCGATAACTTTATAAAAAGTAAAGTAGGAACAAAAAAAGGCGGCCAATGCGGCCGCCCTCGGTTGTCGTTCGGTGGTCTGGATCAGTCGAACCGCGCGACCTTAAATTTTCCCGTTTCGATCTCAACAACGGCCACGCATCCGTAATCGTAAACATAACAGAAAAACTTGCCTTCGAACCCAAACCGCGCAAGCGGGGCCATGTCTGGATCATCATCGTGGGCGGATTCGTAAACGCCGCGATCTGTTACGTTGCCTTTCCATGCATATTTAAAACCGCCGAATCCATAAATTTCATCCATTGCCTCGCAAACGCTCTCCAATGTTTGGGGGATTTCGGTGTTGTTGGTTTCGATACATGCGGCGCAAAAGAAATCGGGAATAATTCCGCAGGCCTCTATAATATCGGCGGGAACTGCCGCGCCAATGTCGGGGTTGCGGGTTGGATTTAAAACGCGATCTAGCAAGATATCACTAGGGCGAAAGTGTGTTTGAATAATATTGGTTGCCATTGTGTGGCCCTCCGTAGGTTAAAGTTAACGAGGCTTGCCCGCCTCATATGCGATAATAAGCGATAACTTTTGCAAAAGTAAACCCATAAATAAAAAGGGCGGCCAATCGACCGCCCCAAGGGTTCCAGATATTGCCGCGGGTTTATGCTGTGACTTTGTCCAACAATGCGCCCGCTTTGCGTTCAACTTCTATCCGCGCGTCCTGATGGGGAACGTCGCGGGCAATCGCTGTTATCGCTTGCGCCGCATCCCAAACGGTTTCAACGGGGCGACCTTCCTCTTGCAAGTGGCGGGCATTTGCTGCCTTGGCCATGCGACCAGATAGGCCCGCGCGTTTAGTCAAGAAATCCAAACGTTCGTCATCATCCGCCGCAACCTTGGCCGCCTTCGCTGCTTCCACACCTTCGACAAAAGTCGCGGTCGAACCATGCGCAAAGCTTTCAAGGGCGGGGCGGGCCTCATATGCAAAGCGATCTGGCGCAAATTTTGTGTGACGAATTTTAATTTCTTGGAAATTTTCAACGCCCCATAAATTACGGTTCATGCAAACGCCGCGCAAATACATCGCCGCAATGCCCGCGGTTTTGCTACCTGTTTCGCTGTTCCATGCATAGAACCCGCGGAACATTAAATCAGGTTCGCCGTTGGCAAGCTTGCCAACTTCGATAGGGTTGCGATCATCCACCAAGAAAACAAAAACATCACGATCCGACGCAAACAAGGTTGTTGTTTCCATGCTCACGGGTATTTCAGGATCATAAACGGCCAAACCGTTGCGCGACCCTGTCATCATGCCCGGCACTTTCCAACGGCCGCCGCTCTCCTCAACTAGGTTTTTGATCGGTTCCAAAATTTCCCAGTCATAAATCCGACCGTAATCGGGACCAGTTGCGGCCCGCAATTCGCCGCCGCCAATATTCTGCGATCCATATACCTTGATCAATTCCTTGCCGCGGTTGTGACGCAATCCCCACTGGATGCAATCCGCCGCAATAGGTGCGGGCAAGTCTTTAAGATATCCCGCGGGTGCCCCTGCTAATTGTGAGATTTGACCAAACGACCAATTGGTGGGCGTGTGTAAATGTTCGCGACGGTTGTCGTCGGTGTATTCAATAAAGATATTTCCGCGACTGGGGTTGTCGTGATCGACGTCGCCAACGATTTTCATCCGATGCGTATCGACAACGGTCGATTGCATTTGTCGGGCGTCCTGTTTCTTGAACGCTAACATGTCATCCAGTGACAAAAATTTCTGATCGTCTGGACGTGAAAACCATTGTGATGAAACTGCGCTGTTCCCGATTCCATGCGCAAAAGCGTTTGTTGTGTAAGTCATGTCATTAACTCCGTAGTAAGACAAAATAAACGGGGCAGGATTGTCCCGCCCCGATAACATCGCATAAAGTCGCATATAATAGCAAGCTAAATTTTAAAAAAGTTATTCCGCACCAATGTCGCCCGCAACATGGTGGCGGATGATCGAACGCGGCGGCAACGATTTTGCAAACCGTTTTACCTTTTCCGCGTCGGTTTCCTCTTGTTCCCCGTTCGCGGTTTCGTTCCACCAAATCCGACAATTGCCCGCATCCGCATAGCATCCGCCGCGGGTTTCCAAATCGGCAGCTTTTTTCTTGCTAGGCCCATGCGCAGTAAAGCCAATAATAAAATTGCGATCCAGACGTGCGCAAAGCGGATCACCATTGCCACATTGGGCGCAAGATATGTCGCGATATTCTGCGGGGCATCTTACAATGGTTGTATTAAATGGGGCGGATTGGGTTTTGCTGCCCTGCCAATAATCATCACGCACGACCACGACAGAGGGAACACCGTTATAAATTGACGCCGCTGCCGCAAGCGGGCTTTCCGTTGAAAAGTTTATGACGGTTTTGCCCTCTTTTAATTTTTTGCCCCACCCATAAACGTTCGGATCAAAATGCGAATATGTAAACGATACGCCTTTACGCGGCACCGCATCCAATAACGCATCCAAATATTTGTCGTCTAATTTATTTGCGCCTTTGCCACTGCAATTCATTTTGCAATCGCTTGGACAAGTTGCGTATTTCTCGCCACCGCCCGCCCGATAAGTTACCGCGATGCCCTTGGTTTTTTTGGCCCGACTAATTTCAACAGTCTTTAACATGGTTTGCCCTCCGTAGGTATAAGACATATCGCATACTATAGAACAAGAAAAAGCCCGCGGTCAAGCGGGCTAATTTTTTATTTATTTACGTCGGCGCGGCCGTTTCTTTAAAGGGCGTTGTTTTCGCGTTCGCCTTTCATGCTCATCCCACGTTTCTTTGCCCCAGAACAAACGACCAAAAAAGTTCATTATAAACATCAATATTTCTCCCCAAACACTTTGCTAAATATTTCATCCAACATTTTTTCCATATCTCGTTCAGACATATTTATCCCCAATCTTTCTGATCACCGCGCTCGGCAGCGTCGTTATATCCCGCACGATAGGCGGCTATTTGTTCCTCTGTCATCTGATCCGTGCCAAACATTTCAGATTGATAAGATGCGCCCTCGAAATAATGCGGACAAGAGGGACGGTGATACCAATAATCCGCACCGCCTCGGTCATACGGGCCGCCGTGTCTTTTATCATAACTCATGTCTCGACCTCCAACGTGATGCCCTTTTCGCAGCTTTCCGTCAGGATGTAATCAGGGTCCTTCTCGGCGATCCACTGCTCAATAACAGGGGCGCACATGCTGTACAATTCTTCGTCGGCAAAGGTTGCGATAATCTGCGCCCAACTGCCTTGCTTTTCCATGTAAGCAATAGTGTCGATGTGTATTTCCTCCATCACACACCCTCCACCAAAATTTCTAAGACTTCGTAATCATCGTCCGTGTCGCTGTTGTAAGTCTTGAGGTGGCCTTCACCTTGGCGAGCTAATTTATACGCGTGTTCTTCGTCATCAGCCTCAACCTCATAAACAGCCGTACAAGTGTAATGACGCATTACTTCAAATTTTTTCATCTCATAACCTCCGTAGTTTTGAAGAGACTATGCGACATTATGCGATTATCTGGGACAAATCAACTGCAAAATTTCTTCCCACGGAAAACCGTCATCCGAATGCAAGATTGGATCGACCTTCAAGCCTTCTAACTTTAGGTCCATTGCGTCCCGCCCATGGAACAAAAATATCTGTTCAGGCTGATTTTTAGTTTTTAGTTTCTTAACCAATACCCAAACGCTTGCATGTTTATGCTTCGATAACCATGCCACTTGATGGGGACGTAAATCGACCGCCCGACCCGCTGTCGCTTTCAATTCTACAAAATGAAAGTTGCCGTCTTCATCACACAATAAAACATCAGGGATGCCCGGGGTTGCCCATGTCTCAAGTCTCGTCCCCGTAATCGTCCTCGAACTCTTCTCTATCCCCGTCTTCATCTGCTGCCAAAAGGCGGCTTCTCGCTTTTGAGCGGTTCTGGGTATTGCTCTCTCCTTCGGGAGTAACGTCGATAGTGACTGGGGCATAGCTTTGCTTAATCTCCTGTAGAGCTTTCATGACCTCATCTTTACTCATGCTATCAATGCTGCCGTGCCGAACCTCACTCTTGCTCACATAGATATCGCCTTGAGCTTGCCCCCGTCTGTACTCCGCTTGAACGGCTGCCGAATACGCTCCGTTCTGTAATGCCATATCACGGATCGTTTGCAGATCACGGATATGTCTTCGATAGTTTATACCATACTTTTCATCTAGCTCGTCCCGATAAGCTTTGATGGCTGCAACCACATGCGGACAAATATGTGGATTTGTCATTTCATATGCTCGAGTATGTGCTGAACTTGCAGGGTATCCTGCATTAATCGCAGCTTCCCGCATTGTAATCTGTCCATCCTTTGAAACCAGTTCTTTAACAAACAGTTCTTGCTTGCGTGTCAAAGGCCTATCTTTGGTGACTCTTGGCCCGCCCGCTTTTCTCTTCGGTACAACAGGAGTACTCTTCGCAACGTCCTTTTTTCTAGCCATATTCAGTCCTCAGTTAATTACCGATAGTTTAGCTTAAAATACCGCTTCTTTTATATATAGCCAGAAAAAAAAAAAAAAAAAAATCGAGCCAGACCCCCCTTAACGCACTTTTGACATTTAGGGTTACATAAACTCTGGTTACGTTACATATTTGTTTTTGTACTTATGTAACTGTTAAGTTCCTATATATAAAGGGAAAAACACCTCTGGTTACACGGTTACACCGGTTACGGCCATTTTTACAAAAAATATTTTTTCTTTTTCTCTGGCTGTATATATAGGAAACGCGTGTTTTTAGTAACCGAACCGTGAGCCGCGAACGTCGCTCCCCACAAAAAGACCCCCGATCCGTGGACCGAGGGCCGAGAGGCTTAGGTGGTCAACCGCCAGTACCCGTACACGCAACGTTTGCCTTTACGGGAGCAATCGTAAGTGTCGTTGATGACACCGTCGATCACTGCCACGTAATGTCGAGAGACGGCACAGACCAGACGGCCTGTTGGCAACTCGTCGGCGGTGAGGTGAGTTTGGCACCCACTGCCGATTTGCATGGCGGGGGTCCAGACGAAACCAAGTTCAAGCATATAATCCCTGAACCATTTGCGACGGGTGTTGATGCCGTTGCGGGCGGATCGGGGACGCTTGCCCGTGTGTTTTGATTTACGCTGTGTGGCGTTGCTTTCTGCCAATCGGTCATAGACCTCTTGATATGGGCGTTGCGCTGCGATGGCTATGGCTCGGCAGACACAGTCGCCTGCGCTGCCTTTGAAGCCTGCGGTCTTGCGACCTCCATCGTTGTAAACGAAAACAGGGGAAAGGTTGGTTTCACACATGGTGAACCTCCGTAGTATGTGGGACCGAGGTCCGTTGTCAAAGAACGTTGGGGCTTGCCCGCCCCAGCCGATGAGTTCATCCCATCGACAAAAGGACTCTACCACACATATGCGATAAAGTCAATAGCTAACTTTTTTAGAAATTAAAAGGGAGGCTCTTCGTTTTTGCGTGTTGGTTTCCATGGTTCGCGGTCCGCGGGTTTTGAGGAGGATAAGGGGTTCTTTGGTTTTGGTTTGCGGACCCCGAGCATGTCGAGGTCCACTTCGATCCATAGGGGCAGATCGTCTGTTGGGTAGAACCTTGGTTTGATCATTCTTTAAATGACCCCAAGAACTGGTCCCTCATTTTACGTTCGAGGGTTGCGAAACGTTTGGCATCGTCTTTGTCGTTGGTGTTGTATTCGTAGAGACAAAACTGAATTGCTGTTTCGAACGCATCGTCGAGCGTGTCCCAATCGTCTCGGGTGAGGGTGAATTTAAATTCGTTCTTCATCCGAACACCCAGTATGCTAGGCCGATGAGTGTGCCGACGATCCCGGGGACTGCGACGAATTTATTTGCTTCGTACCAAGCGTCGAAGCGTTGCCATATAGACGTCATGTCTTTGTCCATTTCGTCGACCATACCGAGGAAGGATGCGTCGTCGGCTTGTGCTTCGCCTTGAGCTTTGTTGTCGATGCCGTTTTTCATGACCCACCCTGCCACTTCTTTGCGGTCCCACCGCTTTAGTTTTTTCGGACCCCTTTGTAGGTGTGTGTCTACAAGGAGAGGTTTTGGGAACGTGCCTTGGCGCGTCCTGCGGTATACGGTTTGTTCGGATAAGCCTGTCATTTCTGCGGCTACTGATACGTCGATAAGGTCACTCATTTTCTTCCTCCAGTAACATGTTTTCAATTTCTTCTTCCCAACGCAGTTCGAGGTGTATGCGATGGTAACGGCAATAGCCGATTGCTGCATACGTTTTAGCTGACGATACGTGATCGCCGATCAGAGCATGAACTTCGCCTTTGTCATCTAAGACAAGCATTAGAAAGTAACCGTCTTTGCCGTCATCCCAATTCAAGACGCGGCCGTTGTCAGACGACGTTGAAAAACTCGCACCTATAACCTCGGTTAAGCCAGACACAGCCCACATAAAGTCGCTTATGTCTTTTGGTGTGTAGTTTTTTTCGAGTTTGGATAAATCCCATTTAGCCATGATAACCTCCGTAGTTTATGACTAAAGAGACATTACAGGATAATATGCGATTAAGTCAACCCTAGTGTACGAGGTCGTTGCCTTCGTGGGTTTGTTGGCAATCTTCGATGTTGTACGCAGCATTTGATAGACATGACGAAAGCATGTTCATCGCGGTCGGCGTATCGGGGGACACGGCCATAAGGTAGGACAGAAGCTGCGTCAGTGCCCCGCCAATGGCAGGGCCTGCGTCGAGGCCGAGACTATCGAACTCATAGATGAGGTCTGTGGTTAGATCACAGGCGTCGAAGAAATCGGTCTTTGCTTTTTCTTCAGCCAAGGAGGATACGTTGCCAAGCTTTTTCAAGAGCATCTACCTTTTGTTTGCGTTGCTCTATTTCTAGCGTAACATCTTTTTCGACAATAGTCATATAGTCGTTTACAAATTTATTGAGTGTTGCGACTGCTTCGCACCACTGGATT